TCATGGCAGTCTCAACTCAACTGTATTGTGTTTATTCTTGTTATTTGTCTAACAATATAATAAAACAATATGTTGGTTGATGCACTGCCTTTTTTTATGAATAATTCGGGTTAGGTTGGAAAATATCTCTTTTCCTTCTTTTAACACGGCTATCGCCCACAGCGCTCCGCCGACTATAGACAACGTTTTTGCATGTGCCGCCAGCAATCCCAACCCAATTGCCCCCCCAATCACATTTTTATGCTTTGATATACCATCTAACGTATCCTTGATATCATGGAGTTTATCCTCAATTTCGAGGGCGATGAACTCCCTGTTCTGTGCAATCCATTCCGCCATCCTCTCGGCGCCTTCGGCAAGCTCCGGAATGAACTCCATCGCAAGCGTCCGCCCTGTCCATGACCTCCGCGGCCGCCTTCGCATCCGTCGTGTTCCACACCACTCCGAGTTCTTCGGATTTCCCCATCAACTCTTCAATTCCTCTCCCGCCCATCTTCAAGAGCGGCACCATGCCATGACCGGCGCGCGCACCAAACAGCTCCATCGCATACGCCGCCTGCCTTGTCGAATCCTCTATCTCCGAAATCCTGTCGGCCGCCTCGATGAGAACATCCCTCACGCTCCGGAGACTGCCCTGCGCATCCAGGACGGAGATCCCGAGCTCGTCGAAGGTTTGTTTCGACTCGCCCGTCCCCCGGGACACATCGAGCATCTGGTTGGATAAATACTTGAGAGACTTTTCCACCACATCGATGCTGGTCCCGGTTATCTTTGCGGCGTAACCGAACGACGAGAGCGTTTCGACCGAGACCCCGATCCTCTGGCTCATCTTGTCGAACATGTCGCCCATCTCGGCGGTCTTCTTTATCAGCGCCCCGAGCCCCGCGGCTCCGCCGAACGCCGCTATCGGCGCGGTGACGAGCGCAAACTGTTTCTCGAGCTTGCGTATGCCCCTCGTCGCGCTCTCGAAAGCGGACTTCGTCTTGTCTTCCGCGGATATCGTGAACTTCACGCCGCTGCGCGCCATCACAGCCCCCTGTTAATACCGTGCTTTTTGATCATCGCCGCCCATCCGAGGAATTCCGCTCTCGGAATCTCCCGCACCTCGGAAAGCGTTTTTCCCAGCACCCTTCCAACCAGGAATTCCATTTCAAGCTCGGGAGATTCCTCGATCAGTTTCCCGCTTCTTCCACGCTGTCCTCGCCATATAGAGCGTCGAGGTCCTCGTTGATCGCCCTCGCGATCTGGTGTATCAGTTTCGGCGGGAAGTGCCTCATGATCTCGTTCTTCTCCCCGGCGAACATCCTGTTGCCGTCCTTGTCCCGTGCGCGCACGTCGATCGTCGTCGCAGCCCTCTCGACCGCGTCCCCGCCCTTGAGAATCTTCTGGAGCTCCTTCGTCGTCAGCGGCTTGACGTATATCTCGAGCGGCCCGTTGTCATCGCCGAGCTCCTGCACCTTGATGACACGGACCTCCTCCATCATCTGAGCCTTGAGTTCCCGCGCACGCTCTATCAAGTCCCTGCTCATGTTCTTCTCCTTCCGCTGAGTTCTTTTCGTTCCGAGCCAATTCAGGCCGTTATCACGGCACCGTGCTTTCGTCCAGCACTCCCTTGTACGTGAAGACCGCCTGGACCATCCCGTCCCTGCTCCCCGTGATTTCCATCGATTCGATGACCACCGAGCCGGTGAATTCCGTGTACCCGGTCACCTTCCCGGTCGGGTACAGGTGCAGGGTCACCGAGTCCCCGGTCCGCAGGGTGTTCTGGCCGTTCGTGTCGTCGGGATCCCAGTGACAGGTTACGCGTCCGCTGCCGTCCGGGATACCGGCCTTGTACGTCTTGCCGCTGTCCGTGATTTCCGTGTCATCGGCGAGGCTCGCGTTCTCGGTATAGCTCCAGTCGGTGACCTCGCCGACTATGGTCGTGTCGGAATATACCGTTCCCTCCTTGCCGTGATGAGTCGCCATGATCCGTCTCCCATGTTACGTGATCGTTTGTTCTGTCAGTACTCCCTTGTACGTGAAGACCGCCTGAACCATCCCGTCCCTGCTCCCCGTGATCTCCATCGATTCGATGATCGCGGAACCGGTGAATTCGACATCACCGGCATCGTTACCGGTCGGGTACAGGTGCAGGGTCACCGAGTCCCCCGCCCGCAGGGTGTTCTGGCCATCCGTGTCGTCGGGGTCCCAGTGACAGGTTATGCGTCCGCCTCCGTCCGGAATACCGGCCTTGTACGTCTTGCCGCTGTTCGTGATTTCCGTGTCTTCGGCGAGGCTCGCGTTCTCGGTATAACTCCAGTCGGTGACCTCGCCGACCTCGTTCGCCCCGACATACACGGACCCCTCCTTGCCGTGATGAGTCGCCATTGTTTTTCACCTCCCTTTCGTCTGTTATGCAACAACCGTCTCCGGGTCGGTCCTCGACACCCGATACCATGCGGCGTACTCCAGCGTCGCGACTCCCACCGGCTTCTCCGATTCCCCCTGCATCTCGATCGTCGTCTTCACCAGCTCGAGGTACTTGACCAGACCGCCGAGACTCGCATCCTCCATCATCTTCTTCTCGACATCCACACACAGGCCGTCGAGCACGTCGTCGAGGTCGTCGGTCACCTTCGCCCTCGCCTCGACCTGCACGGTCAGGATGTGTATCTCCTTATCGCCCGCATCATGCTCGTGATCGACCTCATCCTCCGTCGTATAAACGACGATATCCGGGAGCGTCGTATGCGGGATCGTTCGATAGGGATACGCACGGTCACCGATATCGGTAATCTCTTTAAGTTTCGCAACAACCGCTTCCCGTATCTGTTGTCGTACATGGCTCATGCCAGCCCCTTTCTCTTCAGGCGGTACTGAAGCTCGTGGTGGAATCTCTTGCGGAACGCCGGGATACCGACGGTCTGGATTTTACTCCTGATTACCGGAATCACCGTGTCCCTGATCGGTATCTTCACCTCCCGGATGGGAAGCCGCCTCGCCGTCACGCGCCTGTAGATACCGGTGTGCCCGCTCGCCATCGTCGCCTTGAACGCCCCCGGGAACATGTACTTGCCGGCCTTGGCTCCCCTCTTGAGCTGTCTCGGCTTGCCGAGCTTCGCCGCCTTGATGTCGCTCACGACGCTGAATATGCCGGCCTCCCAGTTCCTCCTCGTCGCCCGGTCCCTCCTCTGGAACCTTATCCATTCCCTCATCACCTTCTGCTTCACCCGGAGACGCGAGGCGCTTTCCCGGATGATCGCCGTTCGGGTCTGCTTGACCGCCCTGTTGAGCGACGCCGACACCGCTTCCGGGACCACCTTCCGCTGGGCATCGTTGAGCATCCTCATTGCCTGCTTCACATCGGCCTTGACGCTGAACTTTATTCCCATCAGGTCTCCTCCAGCACGAGCGTCGTCATGCCCGTCCCGTCCGGCTTGATCGACACCACACGATAGCCCGTTCCGTTGATCGTGACGGTGTCCCCCTGCGATACGCCGCTTACATCGCTCGTCTTGCAGGTGAACGCCGGATGCGTCCCGGACACATCCAGCACCTCGGTATGTTCGTTGTCGAATATGCCGTTCACCGTCTCTCCGCCGATGGTCGCCTCGTCGGCGAATTCGTCGGTATTCAGGAACACATCGAGGTCGTCCGCAACCTGTTCCTTCAGCGTCTTCACTTCCCGCTCAACCTCCCGTCGGCCGTCGGATCGGCGATGTCGGGTTCATCTTTCACGGGCCCCGTTTTCCTTCCTCCCGTCTTTCCCTCCCCTCCGTTCTCTCCGTCGATCGGCTCCAGCATGGCGCGCGAGGCCTTCTCGATGTCTTTTTCCTCGATCCTGATTACCTCGCCGCGCTTGAACTCCACCGTCTTGACGACATTGTACACGCCCTTCTTTCCCTTCACCTCCTCGAGGCCGTAAGCCCTCTTTTTCGCCTGCTCCTTCGTCAGGCCGACCACGCCCGCGTTTATGCGGTAGAACCTTCCCGTGACTTTCACCTCTTTGAGTGCCATTGCGTGTTCTCCTCTTTTCTCGAGGCAGGGCGCCCACACCCTGCCCCTTCACGATTCGTTCTCCGGCGCCGCTTACACCATCGTCACGAGGCATGCGTGCTGCCAGTAGCCGTACCCGACGTTGCGTATGGCGCTCACGCCGTACTGGTGCTTCTTCTCCTTGAACTCGAGCTCGCTGCCCTCGGCGATGGCCTCCATCTTCACTCCCTCTTCCTCCTGCCTGATGAAAGGCTTCACCTGGCCGTCGGTCCTGAACACCGGAAACGCATCGGTCCACGTCAGACGCGGGTTGACCGCCACGCCTATGTCGAATCCCGACGCCTTGAGGATGTTCGAGGCCCCGTACCCGACGAGTTCCTCGCCGAGCGCCCCGAACGCGGGGTGCATCAGGGAGGTCGGCACCATCACCAGGAACTGGTTGGCCAGCTCGTTCATCGGTTCGCCCTGGTCGTCCTTGAACCCGAGTATCGTTTCGATGCCCTTGAGAACGCACAGCGCGAACTCCTCCACAGACGGCGCCGTCGTGGAGCCGTGGACTGACGCCGGCAGCGCCGAGATATCCACCTGGATATCGTTCGACTGCGTCCCGCTGTCGCCCTCGGAGTGATCGGTGTCGAAGAAGTACTGTCCGTCGTAGCAGACTGAGCTCTCGCCCGCCTGGATGAGCGTGGAGAGAAGGCTCGCCCAGTGCGTGATGGTTCTCGTCGCGAGTTCCGCGATTCGAACCATCACCTGCCCTGTCTTGTCACGACGCAGGTCTTTCCTGAGAATTTCGAGCGTCGCCTCGAAATCCTTGTTCTCGATGGTGATCCCGTACGTCGTGAGCCCCTTGGCCTGGCGGCCCCCGATCCATTCACGCATGGCCGGCGACATGCCGAGCCACTTGTACTCCTCCGATTCCTGGTCGCTGTTGAAGTACATGGAGACCTTCTCGATCCAGCTCTGCCCGGACTGCAGTTCAAGCTGGTTGTAGAATTCGCCGATGATCGCCCGGCTCGACAAAGCTTGTGCGCCCATTTCCATCCTCTCCTCTTATTGAGTTTTGTTTTTCTCTCTTTCCGCCCGCGGTTACGACGCCGCCCTGAGCAGCAGGTACGTCACCACGTGGTCGGTGCTCGGATCGCCGTCGAACGTCACCGTGATCTTGTTGGTCCCCGCCGCGGCCGTCTTGATGACCCTCGGCGTGGCTCCCTGCGTCTTGAGCACGCAGACGGCGAGATCGGACGAGGTCGCCCCGGTGACCGTGATTTCCTCGCTCGCGCCTCCGCCCGTAGTCGTGTGCTCGCCCGCCGCGACGACGATATGCGTCGGCGTTATACCGCTGTCGAGGTGCTCGAGGCTGACCGCGTCATCCGCGATCTTGGCGTTCGTTATCGCGTCGGCTGCGATCTCCGACGTGCCGACCGTCTGCGTCTCGGCCACATCGAACGCCACGATGCCGACCCCGCTCGATACCCACCGGTGTACGACACCGATTCTGGTGTTGCTGCCGGCGGTCTTGGTGAACGTCCCGTCGTCGCTCATGTAGATGTCGGCTCCGACATCCGTTATGGCAAGACCGCTGATGCTGGCCTTGATTTTTCCGCGCGTGAGGACGCGCACGTTCTTGTCGCCGGCGGACCCGGTGGAGTTATCGACCTTCGCCTCGGCGAACCCCCTGAACGGGTCCCCCGCCTGCAACGGTCTCGCGTAGCCCGAACCGTTGTCTCCGACCGCCGAGCCCTCGTATATCGTGGTGCTCGCCGCCACCGGCAGCTCGTTGACGTCACCGAGCTCGTAAGTCCTGGGAGTGTCTTCGGTCAATGCCATTTGTTTTCCCTCCTGATATGTCTGTTTGTCGCACCTTGTTTCCCCCGCTTACTTCCCGAGTATTCTTGCTTTTCCCTCCTCTTCCGCCTTGAGATACGCCACGTACCTGTCGAACTCGCCCAGGAACTCCTCCCGGAGTTTCTCGTTCGCCTCCCACTCCCGCTTCGCCTTCTCTTCGAGGGGGAGTCCCTCGGTTACGGGCGGCGTTTCCACGCTCGGCTCGACCGGCTTCGGCGATTCCGCCTCGAGCTCGTGGAGCACCTTATCCCTGTTTTTCTTCTCCGCGGCGAGCACCTGCGCCGCCGCCTCCGGGCCCGTGGTCTTGCCGTCGAACTTCAGCTTCGCGATGAGCTCCTCGTGCCCGGGTATCGACTGTGCCTCCACGTCCATGATGCGCTGGCGTTCCTCCGCGGCGCCCTGCTCCTTGCCCTCGTTTACGAGCGCTTCGGCGATGTGCGGATAATCCCTCTTGATGAGATCGAGCGTGATCTCCGTCGCCTGCGCCTCGACTGCCTGTACTTCTTTGCCTTCCATCTGTTTTCCTCCTTTGTTTGCGTTCGACGGTGCTTCGCCGTAATAAATCCGGTTCCTCTGGTTTCTTTCGTCCGAGTCCTCCCGCAGCAACGCCTGCACCGCCTCGTCAAGCGTCGATATGCCGTCCACGAGCCCGGCGTCGATCGCCTGTTTCCCGATGAAGAGTCTCCCGTCGGCCATTCTGCCGAGCACTTCCTCCACCGTCACTCCGCGGAAAAGCGCCACGTCCTCGACGAATACGCTGTATATGTAGTCCACGATGTCCTGCAGGTATTTCCTTCCCTCTTCCGACAGCGGCTTGTACTCGCTTGCGATACGCTTGTACTTGCCGGCGTATATCTCGGTCGTCTTGATTCCCTGTTTTTCCTCCCATTTCGAGATATCCTCGTGCGTCGTCACCACGCCGATACTGCCGACCTGCGTCGTTTCGTTTGTGATGAACACCTTGTCCGCGGCCGCGCCGATCCATACCGCCGCCGAGGCCATCGTCCCGTTGGCGAGTGTGTATATCGGTTTCCCGCCCCGGCTTTCGTAGATCTCTCTCGCGAGGTCCTGCGTTCCGTCAACCGTCCCGCCCGGGGAGTCGATCGCGAGGAGAACCGCCTTGATTTTCGGATCCTCCATCGCCGCCCTGAAATCCTCGAAGATGAGCTCGGTCGATGATCCCCCGGATATCCGGGTCAGCATGTTCATCTTCTTCGCCAGCACACCCTCGATCGGGATGATCGCGACGCCGTCCATCACCTCGTACCGCCGCTGCTCGTTCTCGAGTTTCCTCCCGAGCTGGGCCTCGACCAGCTCTATGTCGATTTTTTCGCCGCGAACGTGAGCGTTGTATATCTGGATGATTTCCTTGTACTTTTCCGGCTGTATCGCCCAGGGCGACGTCAGAACGTCGATTATTCTCATCGTTTTCTCCTCCGATAAACAAAGAGGACGGCGAAATGCAGTGGATGCGGCACCGCATCTGCCGTCCTCGATGTTGCGAGGCCTCCGGCCCCGCCCGCGATGTCAGGTTAAATCATTCCTCCGGTTCCGTTCCGGCTTCCCTTCCCCCGCCGTCTTCATCGTCTCTGTTCTCTTCTCCGCCGTTTTCTCCTCTTATCTCCTCGGATTCCACCGCCCCGACCATCTCCTCCTCGCGCTTTATCTGCGGGACCTTCTGCTCCCAGTCCGTGCCGGTGATGGCGACGCATTCCTCGCTCCTGGTCGTCAGCTTCAGCTTGAGCCGCTTCTCGGCCGCGCTGACCTCCTTCACCGGATCGATCTGCCCCTGCGACGGTCCGATCCATTCCGCCCCGAGATATGCCTGCCTCAATATCGGGTCGTTGAGAAAACCCGGCGCGTAGAGGTATCCCCGCGCGACCGCCTCCGTCATCCACGCCTCGTACACCGGCTCGCAGAACTGGTGAACCAGCCAGGACCGTCTCGACTTGAAAAAACGCCACGCATCGAGCATCGCCGCCCGGGCGGCGGAATAGGATGACGTGAAATGCTTGACGAGAACTTCGTATGGTATTTCGAGCGCGACCCCGATCTGCCTGATGATCGCCGTCACGAACGGGTCGAAGGCGCTGTTCGGCCGGCCCGGGTTCGCCATCGATATGTCGTCGCCGGGATTCATTTCGATTATCGCCCCGTAATCCAGCTTGTAATCCTCGTCGCTCGTGGAGCCCCCGATGTCGTCCGTCGGTTCCATCGGGCTCAAGCCCTCCCCGGATTCCGATTTCACAAAAACGGTGAACATGCCGGATATGACCGCCGCCATGATCTCCGCTTCCGTGTACCTGTCGAGCTGCTTCAAGAGCTCGATGACCGGCGAAAGGTGCGGGATTCCGCGGTGCTGCCCGGACCTGAGTTTCCTGAACAGGTGCAGGACGCTCCGCCTCCCGGTCTTCGTGTACGCGGAGTAATATCTCCACTCTCTCGTGAGCCCCTTCCCGTAGTCTCCCGGGTGCTGTGTCAGAATGTAATATCCAACCGGGGCCCCCTCGCCGTCGAGCTTGACGCCCCCTGAAAGCGTCTTCGTATCGGTCTTGTAATTCGGATTGCTGAGACGGTCCCCCTCGATTACCTGCAGCTTCAGCCCGAACGCCTCTCCGGACCGCTTCAGGTACGGAAGGATGACGATGCAGTCGCCGCTTTCGAGCGTCGAGCGGAACACGAGGTCCTGCATCTCGTAGAATTTCAACTGCCGCTCGATGTCGCATTCCATCGACCACACGCGGAATCCGCGTTCCGCCCTCGCCTGGAATTCCTCGGCCTCGTCTTCCGTCATCCCCAGCGATTTACGGTCGATTCTCGCATTCAGCCTCAAGCCGGTCCCCACGACATTGGTCACCGTCGTATTGATCGCGCCGGCGGCGAGCCCGTTGTTGCGGACGAGGTCTCTCGACCGCTCGCGCAGCTTCGGCAGGTCGTAGTTGATGTCGGCGTCGGCGGACCCGCCCGGCGGATTGTATTTCGACAGGCCGCGCCGGGAGGTGCTCGCTCCCTCGTATCCCCCGGTCAGCGCCAGTATCATCCGCGCCCGGCGGCGCCGCACTCCCCGCACCGGATCGATGTAATTCACGATTCTGTCCGCGAGATTGTCCCTGATCTCCGGCATTCTTGTTCGCCTTCTTCTCATCTTCGACCTCGATGTCGTTCCGAACGTTTTTCGGGACCTTTATATCGGCGTCACTCCCCTGATCTTGATCCCGCCCCGGGAGAGCTCCTTCACCTTCTTCTCCCAGAATTCTATGTTGTCGCGTATCAGCCGCGCGTCGGCCCTCGTCAGCGCGCGGTTACCGATTGTGTAGCTCTGTCCCGTGGCCACAGCGTCGTCCGCTTCCATCCACAGCGTGAGCTTCTCTTCAGCTTGCTCGAGCGTAATTCCCGCCATATCCTCTGCTCCTGAGTCTCAACCTGCGGCGCCTCGCCGCCGCCTGTTCACTGACCTTTATATCGACGTTCGGGTTTTTCCCGACATGCTCCACGAACCTCTTGACCGTCTCGTTCAGGTCGATGCCCAGTATCTCGAGCGCCGCCATCGCGTATATCCGGCAGTCGAGCGCCTCGTTGCGTATCCCCGGCCTGACGAGCTGCCAGGTCCTCACCCGGTGCCCCCTCGTGAACTTCACCACCGGCCGCTCGCTCAGGAGCTGGTCGAAATACGTCTTGTCGTAGTTGTACGGGAAATGGCAGTATCCGGGCCCCGGGTCCTTCTGCGAAAGGTAGCTCGAGAACGTATCCTTCGCTGTTTCCGTTCCCACGCTGAACAGGTTCACCCTGCCGGCGTTGTTCTTGCTCGGCCGCGAGACGAGCGGCTTCCCCTGGCCGGCGACACCCTTGAGCGCGAACACCCGGCGCCCCCACCTCGGCTTGCAGAACGCGTACACCATCTTCGTGTGGTGCCCGCCGGTATCGATGCCGCAGCCCATTATCCGGAGGCGCGTTCCCGATTCATGTACGAACGTCTTCCGCAGGTAAGTGTCGAGATCGTTCCAGACCTCCGGGCGCCCCGGGTCGCCGTTCAGGATCAGGTACTCGAGCGACCAGCTCTCGTAATCCATTCCCCACGCCACCGTCTCGAGCTCCAGCCGATCGTCCTGGACATCCACCCCGACCGTTATGACGACCCCGCCGAACGGGACGAGCTCCGCATCGTAATTCTCGCGCCTGATGACGAGGTCCTCCGATCTCCCGATTTCCTTCCCCTCGATCCAGACCTCGCCGAGCGCCGTGTTGACCCACGTCTTCAGCAGCTCCGGGTCCTTCCTCGCCTCGAGGAAATTCGCCACCGTATCGCTGAACCTCACCCAGGGCGAGTACAGCTCGTTGATATGAAAACCGGCGTGCCCCTTCACATCGGGCCTGCTCTTCCGCCACTCCCCTCTCTCGAGCATCTTCGGAAGGTCCGCATCGGTCTCGAGCGCGCCGCAGTGCGGGCACGCGTGCGCGGCCGTCTCCGGAAGGTTCTCCCCGTTTTCGTCCTTTTCCCAGATTACATGCTTCCACTCGAGCCGGTGGAATTCCCCGCAGTGCGGACACGGAACGTAATAGTACCGCTGGTCCGATGCCTGGAACGACTTCTGTATGCGGCTCACCCCGTCGATGGTCGGCGTGGAGACCTGTATGAACTTCTTGTTCCAGAACGTCGTCGCTCGTTTCTTCCCGAGGGAGATCGGATCGCCCTCGGTTCCGGCGCTCGCCGGGTATCGATCGACCTCGTCGAACAGGACTATCCGGACCGGACGGCTCGCGAGTCCCGCGGGGCTGTTCGCGCCGCCGATCGTCAAATGCCCGCCCGGGAACTTCTTGTGAAGCAGCGTGTTGTTCCTGTCTCTCGATTTCACGTCGCTGACCTTGCCGCGCAGTCTCGGCGTGTCCCTGAGCATCGGCGCCAGCCTGTCTTTCGACCATGCCTCCGCGATCTCCTTCGTCGGCAGGACGAGAAGGATCGGCGCCGGGTCCTGGTCGATATGGTATCCAATCGCGTTGTTGATGATTTCCGTCGCTCCAACAGCATCCTGTACATGTCCGCCCACTCACTCACCGTCAACCTCGGCGGCGGGCTCCAGCGTTTCATACTTGTCGTCAGTGATGAAATCAGCCGGGTCAAGCCTTGAGAGTTCATTCAACGCCTCGTGTATCTCATTCTCGATAATGTCGTTCGCTTCGCCTATCGTCTCGGCCGCCACGACGACCGGGGCCGTCTTCGTCGGTATCGCGAGCAGCCGCGCCCTGCAGGCGGCGATGATCTTGTCGAGGACCGAGCAGACGGTATCGATTTCCACGAACTGCCCGCGTATCCTCGCAAGTTCCAATTCGGCGATTTCGGCCCGGGCCATGTTCAGCCGTTTTTTCGCCTCGGCGTCGGACCCGTCGCCGGCGAGTCCGTATTTCTCCAGGGTCTTCCGCTTCTCCCGCTCAAGTAGCCAATTGAGGAATTGCGCGGAGTCGATCTTGAGCGGTATCCCCGGTCTGCCAACCTTATACACCGGCGCCCCTTCCTTGATCAGCTTCTCAATCCACGAAACCGAATAACCGGTATATCTCGACAGGCTCTTTTTGTCGAGCTTGTATCCTTCTCTCTTCTCCGCAATCGCCTTGCTTGCCGCCTCCGTCCCGCTCAAATTCCTGTCTCCTCTACGCCCGGGAAACACCCTGTTTCAAGCGCCACAGACGGCGCCAACTCACCATATCTCAACATACCCCGCAAATTTTCATTCCGATAAAAACCCATCATCTCAACCAGAACACCTCGTAACCGCTGATGATAACCTGTATCTAACGATACGCCGGGGCTTCGCTGACCCGTAACCCGTCGATCGCCAGAAGAACCTAATCCCATGCTCGCTTGATAATGGATTAAGCCTCAATTGTAAAGAGAAA